ATGTCCTGTGGGCCGTCGCCGAGGTCGATGCGGATCGTGAGGTTCATGTCGGGGCTCCTTTAGTTGGGAATGAACTAGATCAGCTGGTGGCGCGGGTGAGGGCGCCGCCGCGGAACACGACGTCCATGGTCGGCAGCTCGCCGACACCGCCGTTGACTGGGGTGATCGACTCGAGGTACCCGCCGGTGAGTGTGTAGGCGGGATTGTCGGTGCCAGGAGTTCCCGAGGTCGTCGGGGTGACGACGACGTTCACAGCCGTCCCCACGATCGAGTTCAGCTTCTCCTCGACTTCCGAGGTGCCGTACGAGATCATCAGCGTGCAAGAGATCTCGTGGTTGCCGAGTCCCTTGACGAACTTGCGGGCCGTGTCGCCGAACCCTGTCGACTCGAGGGCCTCGTAGGCCTCGGTGACGCTGACCTGCGAACATTGATCTGAAAAATCGACTGAGTCGATCGTCAGATTTGCTTGGTTGAGAACAACGGTGGTTGCCATTGTGGATCAGTTCCTTCTTGTTGCTAGCCGGACGGTTAGATCATATGCGGGGAGCTGTTGCTCACCGATGAGGGCGATGGACGGCGTGCCGGCGGTCACGGCGATGTCCGCGCTCTCATGAATGGCGTCGACGGCACTCAAGATCCAGTTCGTCGCGTCTTGGTTGCCAGGTGGCGGCGCGAGGACACGGAGCGTGAACGTCATGTCGGCGATGTTTGTGTTGAATCCGCTAAACGTCGGCATCTCGATGAAGACGGTGAGCGGGCGGGCGTTGCGCGGGTCGGTGACCGGCTTGTAGCCGAGCGCGGTGACAGCGGCTTTGATCTGTGCGATCGCGCTGATGAAGATTCCGGAGGCAGGCATCAGCCCACCTGCGGTCTACCGACGCCGAGGAGCTGCAGAATGCGGCCGTAGGACGCGATCGGCTGTGTGGTTCCCATCGCGTCGAACGAGGCGTAGCCGTCCACGGAGCCTCTTTCACGGTACAACGAAGCCCCAAACATGACACAGCCGAGCTTGACGGAGCCGTCTGGCACGGTTGAAAGGCTGTCGAAGTAGCCGGCCGATGCTCGACGGCGGTAACACCAGGCGTTTGCCGCGGCGACACAGGTTGCGATGAACGCGGTGTCGTTTGCGGTGGCGGATTCGACGCCGAGCCATTCGGTGATGTCGTCGGCGTCGATCCAGCTGCACGTTGTGGTGTAGGTGACGGTTCCGGTCGCGGTTTCGCGTGCCAGGTCGTCGCCAGCGTCGATGAAGATCGCTTGGTTTGGTTGGTAGACGTCGTAGTCGTAGACGAGGTCGCCTTCGTCGGTGACTTCGATGAGCTCGTACGGTTCGACGTCGATGACGGTGTGGGTGCCGTCGAACGTCGCGTCTGAGGCCGATGAGATGACGATCTCTTGGCCGACCTCGATTTCTGTGTCCTCGAGCACCTGCACCACGGCGTAGTTATCGATCCGCGTTAGGTGCGTAATCGTGTAACTAGCCATGATGCAGGTGTCTCAGGGGGAGGATCAGAAGGTGGCGTCCGGTCCGAGGATCCGGATCATGTTGACGTCGACGACCTCGGCGGCGATGTAACCGCGAACCGTGACCTGGAGGCCGAGGTTCGTGGCGTTCTCGACGCGGAGGAAGCCCTTGTACTGCTCGTACACCTCGACGCCGCGGGTGTTCATGAGCCAGTAGTACTCGTTGGCGTCCTTGTTGCCGATCGCCTGGGTGCCGATCTGGTTCGACACGACGAGCTGCAAGCCGAGCGGGTTGCCGGACCAGCCGGTGACGCCCTCGCGGAGCTCACCGATGCCGGACAGCGGCGACACCTGCGGGAACACGGGACGGCCCTGGCCGTCGACGAGCGCGCCGAGCTTGGCCCACATCGCCGGAGCCACGACGAGCGCGTTCGGCAGGTAGTTGCCGGTCGACGCGATCGACGAGGCGGCGAGGTACAAATCGGTGATGAACTCCTCGTCGTCGGTGTACGACGTGAGGATCACTTCCTGCGAGTTGGTCACGGCGGCGGCCATCTGGTCCACGACGTACTTCTCGGTCTGGAGCGCGTACTGGCCGGCGAGGTCGTTGACGGCGGCGTCGAGCATCGACGGGGTCGACCAATCGATGACCTGCTCCGACAGCAACAACGTGCCGGCAAACGTCTTCTTGGTGAAGGTGACGTTCGACAGGTCGAAGTCGGCGGTGTTCACCGAGCCGAGCTCGTTGGCCTGCTCAGCGACGCCGGAGTGGGTGGCGATCTTCGGGCGGAGGAAGGTCGAGCCGGCGGCGGGCATCTGGCGGGCGCCGAGAGCCGACACGATCGGCCGAAGGGCGTTGACGTCGTCGTAGACGGGCGTCACGACCGGAGTCGGGACCAAGCCAGCGGCATCCGAGACCACGACGTCGCCGGTGGCGGCGCGGATGTTCTCGTTGAACTGGGCGAAGTCGGATCCACCGGCGCGGAACGCGAGGATGTACTCGCCGACGGACGGCAAGCTGCGCTTCTTGGCGGTGGCGTAGATGGGGGCGGTCGGCTGGGCCTCAGGCTCCACGACGGGAGCGGCGGCCTCAACGACCTCGGGGGTGATGTCCTCGGACACTTGGTTCTCACTTTCGGGTTGGGGTTCGGGGTTGTCGGGGGTGACCTCCGCGTCTTCTGCGGCGGCGATCTTAGTGATCTGGGCGCCTGAGAACGCCGGCTTGTACACGACGCTCAGTTCCTCCCAGTCTGCGGCCTTCACGACCATTGTGCGGCCGTCCATCTCGTAGTCGGTGGCTTCGATGCCGACCGACACAGAGTCCAGGGCGCCCATCTTCAGCAGCTCGACGAGATCGTCGCCGGCCGTGGTCTTGGCGATCTGCGCCTCGAACAGCATTCCTTCGGGCGTGTCTTCGCGGGCGGTGACTTTGCCGACGATGCGGCCGGTGTCGTGGTCCTCGAGGAGGCGTGGCGCGGGGCCGTCGGTCGGCAGGGCGCCTTGCTCGATGCGGACGCGCTGTCCGCCCATGACGACGGCGTCGACGCCGTAGGGGACGGCGATGCCGGAGATGGTGCGCGGCTGTTCGTCGCCTTGGGCGGCGTCCAGCGTGACGCTGTTCGCGATCATTCGGATCATACGGCTGGCTCCTGGTTCATGATCTCCGCTTCGGCGAGGTACGCGTCGACGTTCATTTCGACATGTTTACCACGCGCGATGATGCTATTCATCGACAATGTTTCCTCAATGCAGTCGATGTACGGCTTGGCGCCGAACAGGTAGAGATCTTGGCGGGCTTGGTTGGCGTTCATGTAGGTGTAGCCACCGACCTCGACGCCAACGAGGTACGGCGGAATGTTTGCGACGCGGGTGAGCTCTTTGGCGGCGTGTTCGCGGCCTTGGACAAGCTGCAGTTTGTCTGGCGTCGAGTCAAACTCGCGCCATTCGACATGCTGGTTGAGGGCACCGATCGCTTTGTGTTGGCGGGCCTCGGCCCAGGCGGCGGAGAGCTCTGAGAGCTCTTCGCCGGACATCGGCTCGCCGTCTTTCTGCTGAAGGTAGCCGGCTGTGATCTCGTTCGACGCGAAGCGCTTGGCGGCTTCGTCGAGGCGGTAGGCGATGTCGATCGCGCGAGCGCCTTGCCACAGAAGGCCGTTGACGGGTGCCAGGAACTGGACGACGTTGTTGATGTCGACCTCGACGCCGTTGAAGTAGACCTCTTGGGACGGGCCGAACCATTCGGGGCCGGATTCGTCTGGCGTGTTCACGCTGTCGTGCGGAAGCCAAGTGAACGACGCGGGGAAGTTCGTCGAGTAGCGGGTCGTGACGTACCAGAACGCGCGGCCGTGAAGGATCAGATCTTGGACGGTGTTCGCGATGATGAAGTTGCGAGTGACATGCGGATCTGGCTGGGTCATCCAAGATTCCCCTGGCACATACCGGCGGACGTACTCCTCGGCGGCTTCGTCCCACTCGAGGACGTACGTCTTGAAGTCGAGAGCTGCGACCATCGACACGATGAGATCGCGAGCACGCGAGATCGTCGGGATAGACAAGGCGCGTTGCGTACCAGCCCCGACAGCATAGGTCTGCAACGCGCCGGGCCTTCCGGCACCGCCAGCTGCGGCATTGACGGTGGAGGCTCCGAATGCAGGCGCCGGCTTTGTGCGGAAAAGACCCACGGTGCGAAGGCTACCACAAGCCTGTGGATATCTAGCGGGAACTTCCGATCATGGGCTTGCGAATGTTTGACTGTGGTTTCGCGGCCATACCGGCGGCGGCGACCATACATCGGCATTGTTCGATCGGTCCTGGCGACTTCTGCGAGGCGAGGGCGATACCTGCACCGGTCCGGCCGGCGACGGCACGGTTGACTTGCTCGGATAGGGACATCTGACCGGAGTGAAGGATTCGGCCCTCGAGGATCAGATTCTTCACGATTTTTGTGTACTTGTTGACTTCTTTGTAGCCGAACATGTTCATGCGGCGTCGGAGATCGAGCGGACACATTGTTGCGAGTCCAGGCGTTAGCGCGAGCTCGACGGCTTTGTCTTGCATGACTCTTTGGCATTCCTGCCACATTTCGCCGAGGTCTTCGACGACGAACTCGGACAGGACTTGCAGATTGCCGTCTTCGCGTTGTGTTACTCGAACGCCGACGTAGCGCAGATCTGTGACGTCGGTGTCGACTGCGAGAACGCCGCCGGCCGGCATCGGTTGCTCGGTCTGAAGTCGTTCCCAGACGCCTGGCGGAATCCATGCGCCGATTGCGGCGGTCCATAGGTTTAGCGACATCCGCATGAAGTTGTCGCGATCGGGTTGAAGGAGCTCGTCCTCGAGGTCTTGCATGGTGAGGTTGCCGAGACCCATTGCAGGGTTTGCCATTGCCCAGTAGCGACGATCGGTTGATTCGACGTTGGCCGGCGGTGACCATTCAGCCATGTACAGACGGCCAGGCTTGCCGGCTTCGATTTGTTGGATTCCGCGTTCGCGCCAGCGAACGAACATGGTCGAATCTTCCGTGCCGGCGGTGGAAACGAACAACGTGAACGGGTTTTTCTTTGCGCGTTGTGTTGGCAGTAGGCCGGCTTCAACTACGTCGGCATCGAGTTTCCAGATTTCGTCGCAGACGATGAGGTCGTTTGAGGTGCCGTGTCCGGCTTTGGGATTTCCGGCGGCGACGCGCCATCTCGAACCGTTTGGATGGATTGCTTCCATGCGGCCGTGCGACATGTAGGTCTGGAATCCGAATCGGTCTTCAAGGATCGGGAACAACTCTTTCGCGACGTCCTGGGCGACGTCCAGCAGGTGAGCGACCGACATGATGCTTTGTGGTTCGCCTTTGAGTTTCGAGTAGTCGGTGAGCCACCAGCCGATAAGAGGGGCCAGCAAACCTTTGGTCTTGCCGTTCTGTCGAGCTGTAGATACCAATCCCCAACGGTGGAGCAGCTTGTCGTCGTCGTCGACTTCGAGCATTCCGGTGATCGCGGTCATCTGCCACGGATACATGTCGAGATCCATGTACTGCTTCGCCCAGGCGCCCACTAGAGAGCCGAGGCTCTTGTCACCCCAAGACGGCGTGACCAACCTCGGCGGCATATGGCCAGGCTCTACGTCTTCGAGGCCGATCGGTTCCATCTGAACCGGATCAGACAGTTCTGTGAGAGATTCCTCGAAATGGGGAGGCGGGGTG